TTTTTTCCTTTCATGTAAGCTAGTGCTTTTTCTACGCTTTCAATGTCATCACCTAAATTACCTAACCCAAGATTACATGGGTTACACAACCAACCTCTAAACACTTTTGTCTTATGACAATGATCAAAGACTAACTTTCTTTCTTTACCACACAAGTCACAACACTTTGGTTTTGATGGGGAGTTTTTCTTTAGTTCTGTTACCACCCTTTCATGTTCTTTTTGACATGCGTTGCACGATGTGTTTCTACTATTCTTGTCGCCCGTTGCCCTTCTGTACAACCTAAACTCACTAACTGGCTTTGTTTGATTACAATCCCTACAGGTAATTGTTTCCTCAGTCATTAATGTCATTGTTAGGCCAATTATTTAGAATTGAAAGCCTGTCTTCATGTACAGAAATCTTATCAAGTTCAGACTGTACTGCCTCCATGATATCAGAATGTTCCCCAATACCGGCTGGATTATTAAAGTATGCCTCAATGTTCATCATGTGTAGATGGACACTTGCTTTTGCATGGTTCTTCAAGGCTAGTATCATTTTTTGTTTCATGTTACTTTTCTCCTTCATCCACTGTTTTGCTTCTTGATCTAAGTTCATTGGCTTCCTTCTCTCGTTTTTTACTCCATTCATCATAGCATGGGTGATGTCGAGGGGGGTTGTATTGTACCCAACCATCCCCTCGCTTCCACGCTAACTTCCCTTTCTTCTTATTCATTAAAGTAATTGTTTACTCCTTCTTTCTAAACCTGTGCTTGAAAAATACAATCACATTGATTGTGGTGTTGACAGTGATGGCAAATAACAACCACCACTGCCACCAGTTAGGCATATCTGCACCTTCAATCATATCACCTTCATCTCTCTGTAGTTAGTCTACCATCGGATTATGCTTACAATCTATATCAATTGTAAATTGTAGCCTGTAATCACCAAGATTATTTACAGAATAATCTGCCGCATGTTCTGTAAGAGCATCTCTTATAGCTTTCTCTGCCTCTTCTAAAAACCACTCCATATCTGAAGGATAAAAATTAAGTGGGGCAGCGGTAGGAAGAAAAAATTCTTTTCTCATGTCGCTGTTAAGTCCACTACCTCACATACCCCAGCAGTACATGCCAACTCACGCCCACCTGATGTAGTGTCTTCCTTCTCAAACTCTTGTAGCTTTGACCAGTCAACATTCTTTGGTAATTTTTCATAGAGTTCGTCATATGTTTCTTTATCAATATCTTGATAAACAGCTTGTTGATAAATGTGTTCACTAAACGGCAGGAAACTAATACCTGACACCTCATCAAAATGTTCGTAAACCCATGCGCCTACTTCCATCCACTCGTCATCCTTGACAGAAATAGTGACAGATGGTTTATGTTCACACCAATGTCTCTGATATATAAGCCACAACTCAAGCTGTTCAATAGCAGACATTTGATAACGTGTTACTGCCCCAAGGGGTGACTGCATAGGAAAGCTAAACACAGTAGTGCTGTCAGGCTTTGTTACATCTGGCTCTGCAGGAATACCTTGAGCAATAAGGAACTGTGTAATAGGGTCATCATTGCCACCACGTACCGTGCGAATGTAGTAAGGGTTGTGACGTGCATGGATACCCGAAGCACTATCCACAAGCTGTGAGACAGTCCCTGACGGCTTTACACAGGTGATTGCTGTAGACTGTGGTATGCCAAGCATCTCTGACATCATGGCATTTGTCTCCACAGCCTGTTCCCGAAGTGCATTTAGTGTTGCACCAATGTTCATACCAAGATGTGCAGACCTACCAGCCATAAGTTGATTGTCCATAATGCCTGTCAGTGACACCCCAAGCAATCGTTCTTCCTCTGTATTGGTACGCCAAATCTTACGAAGATATTTGAAGTCAGTCAGTGTGGACTGGAATGTACCAAGAATTGTGGCAAGGCGAACCTTCTCTGTCAGTGTTTGCTGTGTATCAGACGAACGCACCACAACCTCTGACAGATTGCAGAACTGATATGGACGCAGGATGATTTCACTACATGGATTGCATCCAAAGTCATGCTCTGTATCACGACGCCCATTCTTTGCAGCTTGTTTCTTTGCTGCCTGTCGATTAAAGATGCCACGCTCACCCGAATGACTTTCATATAGTGAAAGCCACTCACGCATAAATGTACCCATCTGTGGCTTCTCTTTATAGGCCACACTGTTATTAGCCAGCGCACGTTGTCCATCACGATAGATATTCTTCTCAGGCTCGTCCCACCATACACCAGACTTTGCATGTGCCATCTGATCATCATTCAGATTAGACAGGCTGATAAGCGCACTGCGACGTACGCCACCGACGACTACAACCTCACCAATCTTACACATGATGTCATGGCATTCGATAGGATACAGACGACGACCTGCAGCACCCTTAAACTTTTGGATACAGAACTTAAACAGTTCTTCCAATGGGGCTGGGCCACTAGCACGTCCACCAAAGGTCTTGAGACGTGCGCCAGCAGGGCGAACCTCACTGACATCCCACTTGGGGATTTGCCCTGCGTATAGGAGAGAGATGAGTTCACGAAGGGATTTGGCCCAGCCAGGACGAGAGTCGCCAACCTTGATGACGGTATCAGTTTCGTGCATCGTTTCGTTGATGATAGGTAACTTCTCTACATTATGTCTTTCTACAGAGAAGCCTACACCAGTGCCACACATTAGGACATACATCGTTTCGTCAAATGCACGAGTATTATCCACTGGTAGATAGGAGCAATTGTAGCTACCAACATGACAACGGTCAAGTGCAGGACCGGCAGTCATCAATGCTCTCATGCTTGGCATGATGTCTTGATTAAGAACGGCAGTCTCTAGTTCACTACGCAGCGTATCGTCAAGTACGTAATTGTACTTCTTGTCCAGATGACTTTCCATGTAATCAAAGTAACGTGCTATAGTTTCAGGCCATGTCTCACGACGTTGCTCGTCTTCTTTCCACCTTGCGTATCTTGAAAGTGCGATAAAGTTTTGATAGTCTGTAGGCAAATAGTTGTTCATTGGTTCACTCCGTTGTTATTTTAATATGTTTTACTGATACACCTTCCATCTCGTGAAAGTAATCTTCTAGGCTTTCTTCCAACTCTTCGGTTGGATTTTCATCTGCTGGCATTGGATACTCGTCAGGGTCCAAGACCAGATGTGCATAGACTTTAACTCTCATTATAGAGACCTTCCACTTCGGTAATCAGCTTATCAAGATACCACTGTGCCTTCTTGAGGTCTTCTGTACCATTCTTGTAGCGATAACGCCACACGTACTTCATGATATTGCCTTGCAGATAATACTCGTAGCCATCCCCTGTAGCCGCTTCAATAGCGTCTATGCACTCAGTACCTCTTTGATTATAATGTGGTGGACTATTGACCATATCTGATTGTTGTGATGCCTGTCTCATATACTCTTCGTGTCTCATCATGCCTCTCCTTTCGTCTTAGTTGTAAATGTTAGACGAATGATATTGTCCTCATCTCTCTCTACAATAACTGCGTTTTCTTCGTCATCAATCATTGGGTCATTGTCTGTCCAAAACTCTTCTGAATTATTCTCTACATATTTGTATATTTGATCACGAACATATTCATCCTGTTCCATTACAGGCAGAGAGGCAAGAAGCATCATTACAAATAATTCCATACCACTAAACACTTCATCTGTCAACTCATTATCTCTGGATGTAACAACAGACACTTGTGCATCTCCTGTCCACTCACCACCTTTTGAAAAGGTTGGCCGTATTCTAATCAAAAAATCTTCATTTTCTACTGGACTTTCCACGATAGACTCCTTTCATTTTTGTGCCTTTGAAGGCTATAAATTTGGGATGTTTATTCTTCCCCTTTTCTTTTAGCCAATCTTCAGGGATGATCCTATCGTAGTATCTGAAGTTATGTTTAATACACCACTCTCCATATGAAGATTTTGCTCCCTTCCTTAGTTTGCGACGACTGTTTTCAAATACAAAACGAATGTCTAGTTCAGGGTGTTGCTTCTTAATAGCAAGATGCTTACGCCTGTCAGACGCTGTAAACATACCCTTTGTTTCAATGATGATACCATTGTGCAGCACGAAGTCAGGAGTGTACGTTCTGTAGGCTAGGTCTTCCCACTCAATCTTAATACCTTCATAGATGAAGTTAATCTTGAGTTCAGTCAGCTTTTCACTGACAGATAGTTCTAGTCCACTACGATACCCATGCTTCCGTGCTGCACGAAATTGTTTACTGTCAAACACTATAACGCACGGCCCCGCCAGAAGTCCATAGGGTCACGATAGCCTAGTGCTTTAAGTTCTTCACGAAGGACTTTATCTGCGTCATTACGTGCATCAATTGCTGCGCGGAGTCCTGCTGTTTTCCGTTCCCTATACTCTTTACGAAGTTCTGCCAGATGCCGTTCAGTTTCATGAATTTGTTCAGCAAGTGTTTCAAGTTCATTCTCCATCACTTTTCTCCTCTACTAGTTGTACATAATGAACCATCTTTGGTTCCTTAGCCTGTGACTTTACAGCAGGACGTTCCTGCACATTAGGCCAGCAAGTATAACGATAGTCACAGAATGTACACTCTTTGCACAAGACTTTGTTACCAGTCTCTTTACCTCTGAATGTCTCAATCTGTGGCTCATAGCTACGCTCAAACTCGTTGGCTCTCAGCTTGTCAGCAAGGTCTTCAATCTTTTGAATCTCAGACTCAAGGTCAATGTCAGCAGGTACATACTTGAACTGACCATTGGCCTTATTAATTACCCACCAGCCACCAGGTTTTTGTCCTGTAGCTTTTGCATAACCTGCAAGCTGACCAACATAGCCAAACGCATCGTTGTCTTTCAACACTTGATAGGACGCAAACTTATTCTTGTACGACCAATCAGATGCACTCTTAACATCGTCAACAGCACCATCAATTACAAGGTCAAACGTGCCATCAATCTCAGCATTTTTTGTACGAAGTGTTACCTTCTCTGAGTCGATGTACTTTACCTCTGCCTCTTTCAACAACCCCTTGAAGATAGCTTCGATGATATCCCCAAGCAACATGTTCATTACAAATGTTGTTGGCTTTGGTAGTGCTGCCTCTGGTTTATTTTTGTCGAACCAAAGCTGACAGTATGGTCTGCCAACATTGGACATGCGTAGCCGGAACTGATCGCGCTTGCCACGCCCAAACTGACGAAGCACAGCATCCTGAATGTCACGTGATATCTGGATGGCAGTCTCTTTGGAGAACCCTGCCTTACCATTTACAACACGCCCAAGATACTTGTGCAACGCCAGTTCTGCTGGATGGTTGATATCAGTCAACGTCAGCTTCCTCGACAGTGATAAACTCATCTACAACGTCAGACTCAGGCTCTGGCGTATTATCCTGATAAGCCTTGTCCCATTCACCCATTACCCACTTGTTGTGAGACTCAACCTGCGCCATGAACTCGCCCATTAATTCCTGATCTAAGTCAGTAATTTCAAAGCTTGCCGTTGTGTCTACACCAAGGACAGGAACCCAGAAGGAATTACCTGTAGGCAGATCACGCTTCTCAGTAGATACATTCATGGCATGACTGATAGGCAGACGGTTCTGACGTGCAAGGCGACCAAATGCTTCACCCACATTCTTGAAACCTTCCTTTGTGTCTACGTCCCAGACAAATGGCAGGTTCTCAACATCCATAGTGTTACCATCTGCTGTAACACCATTCATGGTAACTGTACCAAACACCACACGTGTACGCTTAATGGTACGAATGAGTGTCTTCACATCGTCGGACAGTGCATTGAAGTCCTTGATGTATCCACTGGGTTTACCACA